TCCCTCCGGCATGTTAAGCCATGCTTGCGCAAGTACGGTTGTTACCGTAGTCATTTTCTTAAGAGCGGGAATCTCAGTCTCATCAGTAATCTGTTGATAAGATTCATTGATTCTAAGCTTGACCCGCTCCTCAGATATATCACCTGCGTCCTGCAGGGCAAGTTTGGTTTCTTCAACCAATTCCGCGAAGTTAGCCATGACAACACCCCAGATTAGTGGAAAATTTCCAACGTTCTGAGTTACTTCCCAGGAACGTTGCTGATCAGCATGTGAATCCTAGCCGCACCCGCCGCAACTGCGCCGGCATTAGCAAGGGTCGCATACACGCAGGGAACCGCCGTCGCCGCACCAGTAATAATGAACGGGGCAGCGTAAGACTGCGCAATGACAGCCGTGAGCCAGTCCGAACCAGTCGCCGTTGTCGGGCCATAGTACGCAGCCGTAGTCGCCGTAATGTCTGCCGCAAGGATATACTCATCCACGTCGACAATAGTCACATCACCGGCAGTCGTAATTGCATCCGTCGCCAGCGTCCCAGTCCCAACCGTGAACGTAGAACCAGCAGTATAGTTCGTCGTGATCTGAACAACGAAGTTATGAACGAAAGTAATCTTACCCGCCGTGGGGAAGCTGAAAGCAATGATCGCTCCCTTCACAATTCCCAGATCGCCAGAAGTGATCCAGTACGGCGTCTCAAACACATGAGCCCTAAGGTCAGTCCTTCGGACATCGTTAGTAATCGTAGAAGTAGCCATTCTAAATCACCTCCTTTACTTTCCAGGAACTCTGGAGATCAGCATGTGAACGCGGGCAGCCCCACTTGCGGAACCCGCAACAGTTGCAAACACAATAGGCACAGTCGCTGCAGCCCCAACCAGAAGCATGGGAGCCGCATATGACATAGTAATCGCCGCAACAAGCCAGTCTGACTTATTACCAGTCGTACTGCCATAGTAGCCAACAGTGGCAACAGTAATGTCACCCTGCTTGATCAACTCATCCGCATCCGTGGTAGTCAGAACATCTCCTGCCGTCTTTGCCTCAGTCGCAAGACTTCCAGTTCCAACATCAATCGTCCCAGCATCGAACACCGTGGTGATCTGGCAAACAGTCTGGTGAATCCAGATAATCTGATCAGCAGTAGGGAAGCTGAACAGAGCTACCGTTCCCACCATTGCGCCAGTAATCTCACCCGAAGTAATCCAATACGGGGTCTCAAAGACATTAGCTCTAAGATCAGTCCTGCGAATGTCATAGGTCAAATTTGCCATTCGTCAGTCCTCCTTACGAAATCACGTAGTAGTTTACAAACACCCAGAACGTACCTGCCGTCCCTGCGTTATCATCAGTCGTGCAGGTGATCAGCCCACTCGCAGAATTAAAATACTTTCCTTCCCACGAAGTAAGCGTATCGTTCTGTGCGCGTTTAAGTCCAGTAACCGTCGGCTTAGAAATGTCATTCGTGATGAAGCCATTCGTAACCGCAGTCTCTCCGTTCCCCAGCCACCCGACAGTCAGTGTTGACCCCGCTGCGGTGAATGCAGTCGTAATCAGGACCCAGACGTCGGTAACAAACGCCTTCGCGGGAACCCTGATCAGATTGTATGTCCCATCAGCCGGAGCGACCATCCGCTTGCTCCTAGCAAGCATAGGCCTATCTGAAAGTCGGTAGCTGATTGCATCAGTGTTAGCCATTAGTCAGACCTCCGTTTAGCTCAGTTTCGTTGCGTACGAAGCACCAGTAATGACACCGTAGTCCTTCGAATTGAACACGACTTTCTTGATTCCCAGAATACCACCGCCTCTGATCATGACGTAGCGCTCAGCATCCTTCGTGTAAGGAACGAACGACATCGTGGTGGACTTGGACTCACCAGCACCACCCCACGCCAGAACAGCCGCCTGAGAACCAAGCAGGATGTTTCTGTAGACGTTCGTAACAAGCGAGCGAATACGCTCAGACTTGCTCACCAGCATTCCATTATACTCGAACTCGACATTAGGAACAGCGAGTTTCTGAGCAGCTCTCTGCAGGTCACCCCACTGGCCCACATTCATGTTCGTTCTCAGACGATCGAAAACATAGTTGTGAAGGATGACTCTGTAGTACTTCTTTCCCCCAATGACCAAGGGACGAACACGGTAGTGATCCGTTCCCCAAGTAGTCGTATCGGGGGCTTCCGCAGCCTGCTTCATCCTATCCAGGAAGGACAGATCAAGCTCATCGGCCGCGGTCATAGACGCCTCAGCCACGTCATTCACCTTCATGTGGTGGTAAGTATCAGGCGCCGAGGGGTCCTGAGCAAATGTCTTACTATTGACCTTAAAGGTCGTATCGCCACAAAGATGAGCAAACATCAGGTCAGACAGACGATCCGCCCAGCGCTCCTGCAGGGCCGTCTTTCCGATCTCAAGCAGGTTGTAAGGAATCCGCTGCTCTTCCATCTTACCGCCAGTATCCACGGCAAAGTTAAGCTCTTCAATGGTCGTGGAGAAGTCACGGAAGATCAGCTTCTCTTCGTTCCCCTCAACCGTATCGTAGCCAACGATACCTTCCTGGGTCAGCGGGAGGCGAATACCGAACTTAATCGTATCACCTTCGCCCTTGCCCAGCTCTTTCCTCAGCTGAACAACTGACGTATCTGACGTTCCGACCAGATCGTTAAACTCAATAGCCTTGAGCAGAATAGAGAAAAGGTCTCGTGCCCATTTCTTCCTAGTCAGGGCATCATTAGTACTGAACTGCGTCTTCGGATAAGTTGCCATTTCTTACTCCTTATTTAAGTTCTCCTCGGAGATATTTTTCATAAGTTTCCCTTGGGACAGTAGGAAGGTCTTCCTCTTCCAACTCTTCAATCATCGCAGAAGTCCAACCGCCCGGGCCGCTTCCAGCCCCCGCCATCCCAGCAACACTGCCAGGGGCATTAACAGGCTCTTTAGCCTTACCAGCTTTAGCCTTAGCCTCTTCTTCGTCAGCCTTGATCTTGGCTAACGCAGCAGGATCGTCCGCGGGTTTCCTATACTTCGGGTGATACGCCTTAATTCGCTCATAGGCATAGAGATAAGGATTAGGCTGATTCCAAATATGACCTTCAATCATCTTGGTCGCCTGTGCCAGCGAGCCACCATTTTCCTGCACGTAGACTTTCGCCATCGCTTCGACAAGATCATCGAAATTATCCTGACTCACGACCTGGTCCACATCCTCGAACTTAGGATTAACCTTCATAGCTTCGAGAATAATGCTCAGGCTTGCCATCTTAGCATCATAGGCTTCTTTAATCTTAGCCTGCTCTGCCGCTTCGAGTTTCTTGTCTTCTTCATCGACCAGCCCGGATTTCTCCAGCTGACGTCTCATGCGTTCAAGCTCTACGTGTGTTCGGTCTAGCTCACGCTTTTGCTCCCTTGCCAGTGCGCGCAGGGTTTGTGCGTCGTCAGGTTTCTCAGCAAGTTTCTTCGCCTCCGCAGCTGCGGCCGCATCCGCATCAGCTTTCGCCTTTGCATCAGCATCTGCAGCATCCTGAGCAGCTTTCGCAGCTGCCGCGTCATCCGCAGCCTTCTTCGCAGCTTCGTCAGCCGCAAGCTTAGCCGCCTCGTCTTGTTCCCCACCTTTGGACAGCTCCGCAGCCTTTTCAGCTTCGAGCTCTTCCAACGTGGGCTTGTCATCCATATCGCTCATTTGTTCAGCAGTACTCATTTCGCAGCTCCTCCCTTTGACTTATTCTTAGCATTCTCCAGATCCACTTCATGCTTCAGCTCCATTTCTTTAGCACGAAGGGCCAGTTCAGTCTTTTTCAGGTTCAACTCTTCAATCTGCATTTGCTGCTCAAACTGCACAGCCTGTGCTTGTGCAGCCTGATTCTGTGCATTAAAGTTCTTAACCGCCATCTTCGCAGTGAACGGCAGGTTCGAGTATTCCATGATAACGTCTGGGGGAATCATCCCAGGATTGTTCTGCGAATATGCGGTCAACTGCTCCATGATGAAAGCGCGCATTGTGATGTTCTCAACATCTTCGTCAACAACTACGTCGTAGCGTCCAGAATCCACACCATTATAGTCTGGATTAGTCGGATCAAGTTGCGTATTCAACTCCATGAGTTGTTCACCCTGCTGACCCTGAACCCTGATCACGCGCGGGGCAGTATAATATTGCTGAATCAAGTCAACAAGGAACTTCGCAGCATTGAGCCTGGATTCTTTAAAGTTCGAAAAGAGAATGTAAAGAACCGCTATTCCTGTCTCCTGCCGCATCTTAACAGTAACCCCCGGCTCGCGAGAACTTGTCTGTATTCCGAGCAGGGAGTCTTGTACGCCAGACACATTCTTAATTGTCTGAACGAACAATTCATCGAGCTGTCCATAAATGGGGCTGATCTGAGGTTGATCTGAAAACTTGATCTTATCAAGCATTCCCCGGGTGACAACAAGTCTGAAGTTTGGCTCACTCGACTTTTCCTCATAATTATCTTCGTTGACGATAGCCCCAGCCTCATGAATCAAAATGCCTTTGGGGGCAGTCTGGAGAAGATGGATAAGCTGTCGCCGAACCGTATTCAGCCCGCGCTGGGGGTCCTTCATCATCGAAATGACTCCGAACCACCTATTCTCAGCATCATCCTTATAAGCCCCGAACTGGATGAAGGGGAAGAACTGAGATGCTGTCGTTCCCTTAAACGTGGTTGGACCAGCCTCGAGAATTACCTGTCCGCTAAAGTGGGCGTACATAATCTTCTTCCGCATCCTCTGGATGCCCTGAATCGCGGGAATCTTTCTAAACGACCCATCAGGTTGAGGCAGTCCAGTTGTCTGGACCATCATATTGAACTGATCAAAGTCAGCCTGCTCCATGAACTCAGGCTGCCCACTCATCGGGTTGGTGAACCAGACGACAGGAACATAAGTCCTATACCAGCCCTCAACGATCCTATACTTTTTGTTCCCCGGGTCAAAGAACGTCGGCTTGTCATTCGAAGACTGACTTAAAGTCTTAATCGCGTCGAAGGGGAAGTTAGGATACTTAACCCTAATATCTTCCTCAGTAAACCACTTCGACACGAAGATAAATCTCGCATCACTCAGATCATACTCAGTCGAATCAGGATCAAGAAGAACATCCCTCCCATGAATAAACTTGGACTTAATATCAGGTTCGTAAGGATTCTCCGTATCAATCCAGAAATGCAAGAACGACCTTCCACTCTTGGTCATGTGTTCGAAGCATTCCATTTCCTTCCTGGAAACCTTGCACTCATAGCGGACGAAACTAAGCGTCCCGTTCATCAGCTCAGTTCGTGCTTCATCCTCTTGGCCTCGAGGCTTCAAAATGGGGGACTGTTTCATCTGCGCCCCGATCCCGACCAGCATATCAACCTTCGGCTTAACTTCATTATAGGTTGTATTCGGCCGCTTCTGTTCAGCAAGCTTTTCCAGCGTTACAAGATCATCCTGCTTCCCAGCATAGAAGTCGTAATCCTCAACTGACTCGGTCCGCCAGTTCGTCTCAGGAATAGAACCTTCACAAATCCTGAGCCATTCCATCAGCTGATTAGACAGATCAACCTGAACCTGACTATCATCAGGCTTTGTCTGAATCGCGCTGTCAACATATTCTGAAGTATTATTCCCCATAGATATTACCAGTCCTCCGATGGCTTAGCAACCATCTGCATAGAAGGAATCCCAGCTTTGTTCATGTAATTAAGAATGCCCGGCACACCCTGCATCATCGCAGAAATAATATTCTTACTATAAGGATCAGCCGGCGCAGCCCTCCGCTTTTCCTTTCGCATAGGAATCCCTTCAAACACATCAGGCTGAATCTTATCATCCAGCATTCCAAACATGGGCTTGAACGCGGGGGAGGGAAGCCACTTCCCCTTCTCCCTATCAGCCTGATTCAACGCCCCTGTTATCATAGAGTTCAAAGGATTCGCAATCATTTACCCTGCTCCCAGTATCTATCTTCCTTCGGATTTATCATAGAACTCAAATAATCCCTGAGTTCCTGATTACCTTCAAGCGCGTTTGCAAAGGAAGCAACTCTCTTCCCATGCGGCTTCTCTACTCCAGCATTAATGCGCCTCTTCCCCGTTCCGAACCAGCTCTTTACATTCCCTTCATATACTCCAGGTTCTGTTCCGGGACCAAGCCTCCCCATACCATTGTATGCCTGAGCTGCGTTTACAAGATTACCACCATACTTATTCATCTTCTCTTTGAAGAAATCTGCACCTGCTCCGATAGAAATATCTCTTTTCTGGTCCTCAGGAAGTTCATCAAAGTTCTCAGGCATTCTAGCTATATGCTGTTTATAATCCACATGGAGGGGATTCTGCCAATTCTCTTTCCCCATAGTCGTTTCAGCCATTGCCTTACCAAGAAGGTGAAAAACGTTCAGCCCCCTACTCATTGCAGGGTATAGAAATTCTCCTGCCTCTTCGAGGGAGTATTTACCACTAAAGCTCTTTCTCGGATCCTTAGCAATCGGATCCTTAAAGTAGAATGTTGGTTTCGCTGTATCTGCCATACTAAGTTGCCATCCAAGCAGTAGACTTAGACTTAGGCTGAGTAGAAGGAAAAAGCCTCGACCTATCATTCAGTGCTTTCCTTTTAGCCTTAACTTTCTCAGGATCGACAAACAGCTTATGTGCGATCGAGTTAAAGTATTCAGTCAAACACAAAGCATCTGCGATGTTCGGGGAAGGAACTCCCCTTCTCTTCATATCTTTCTTCGATTCAACTATAAAGCCACCATCCTGATTAAATGCATAGTATGGTTGTGTCAGCTCATTCGCAAGTTCCTGCCCCAGACTCATTGGCTCCCCGGGCTTCTTAAAGTCGGGGAAGCTATACTGCCCCCGCATACACTTTTCCCTAACCATAGTCCAGAGTTCATCACGCAGTCTGTGGTAACGCTGAATATTAGACGATGCCAGACTAACGTTGATGCCAAACAGCCCAGGCATATTCCTCTTTGCCAGCCAATCCACGACGCCAGCACCGACTCCGATTTCGTCAACTGCACAGCCGAAGGCCCCCGTGTCTTGATAAGACATATTTACTTGACTTGCTAGATCAATTGTATTCAGCCCTTGGAACTCAGTCCATACTTCGATCTTATTACCTTGCCTAGGTAGAATGATCGACTTATCATCTCCATATCTTGCAACGTCGACTCCAAGATACAAAGGCTCATCTTCTGGCACAGCAATGTCAAGTCCAATGCACTGCTCAGCCCAGGAGAGGGGGATGAACACTCTGTCATCAGCCAACGGAGGTTCACCCAGCACACGAATTCGATAGACGTTGGAGTCACGTCCATACTTTGTGGCCATATACTCGCAGTACCCAGGCTTAACATTTGTTGAGTTCTCGCTGTTCCAGTGAATTTTGCACCATTGCTTGCTGATCTCGGGGTGGAAGTGTGTATCATAGAAGTACCCCGTGTTCTTAGTCATATTCCCAATCAGGAGAATACGGTTATCCTCCTGAGTCATTGCGCCTTCCACGGGTATATAGACCGGATCAGGAACACCAGAGGCTTCATCCACCACTATGAGTAAGTGGTCCCCGTGGAATCCAGCGAGCGTTTCAGCCTGCTCATCTTTCGTGGCAGACACGCTAGCGCTAACGGCTCTAATCCACCACTCTTTCGAGTGGTCCTTCATGAAGATCTTATCCTTCTGTACTTGAAACTCATCAGCAACCTGACTCTTCCTCATCCATTTGGAGATTTCACTCCAGAGGATGTCGGAAAGCTGACGTGCGGTTGGGGCGGTACAGACGACTTTTGCAAATGGCCGCGTAACACTGAACCATTTGATGATCCAAGAAGCACAGGCGTCTTTCCCTGTCCCGTGACCAGAACGTACAGTAATTCTTTTTTCGGTCGTGCAAGCACGAAGTAGTTCCTCCTGTTGCTTTGAAGGCACGGCACCAATACACTCCCTTACGAATAGGACAGGGTCCGCGCGCCATTCAAGAAGTTTTCGAACTACTGCTTTGGACAGACTCATTCGTTCTCCGTCTCGGGCTGGAATGCTCCAATTGCGGGAGCTGCAACCCCGAGGGGTTTGTAGATGTCACCAATCTTCGCAAGGATCTTCCCAGGCTTCCGAACAACAGACTGTATCCTTGACCCCTTCCCAAAATAGACATCAGGAATATCTATGATGTCGTAAGGGCTAAGGTTCTCACTAAGCTGCTGTCTCAGGTCCTCAAACTTGTTCTTATACCCAAAGGGAACCTTTCCCCACTCATCCATGCTCTGCCAGACTTTGCTCGCCGGGATTCCAACCTGCTCGCCAGTCTCCCCAAGAAAATCCCACCACTCAGCATTCGTGAATGACCTTGTAACTGTATCTGGATAAGGCATTGCCGTTACCATCTCTGTCTCCGAGGGACGTTCTGCAAGTCTTTTCTTTAGTCTTCCCCAGCTTCTCGGCCCACTGAATGGATCAATCAGTCTTCCCAGTTGCTCCCTGTCTTTTGCAAAGAACAACCCCGCGGGCTCAGTCGCCGCGTTCATCCGGGGATCAGGCCTAAACCCTTCAGCAAGCAGACGCCCAGGATTCCGTTCAACCCTGAACAGTTTCTCTGCCCCCGTCCTTTCAAGGGCTTTCCACAAAACTGGAAGTTTAGCCAAACTCATTGATTCTCAGTCTCCGGCTGCAAAGCCCCAATCGAAGGAGCGGCTACACCACCAACCCCAATAGTCGCCCTATATTGATCTTTAGCCCACTCAGGCATTTTGCTCCAAACTCTTCTATACGAGTCAGCAATACGCTGCTGATCTACAATTCTAGTCTTTCCATCAGGTCCTTTAATCCTATCCCCATAAGCATATAGATACTTCTGAAAAGAAGGATCACCCGCCGCTTCAATCGTTGCCATCTCACTCAATGCAGCATCAACCTCGAGAGGGTTAAACTGATTATGCAAACCTTTTGCATCTTCGTAACTTAAAATCTCTCTGTTGCCTGTAGTTACGACTCCACCACCCGGAGCCTCAAGTGTATTTCTAAACCTAAGAGGAGATGAGTGATAGAAAAATCCTGGATCAACCCCAGGAAGAATCTTCGTGTGTTGCTGCACATGCCTGCCTTCATGAGGAAGATTCGAAGGTCCATACCTCTCAAGCGAATACTGCGGGACAGCAAGCATCCCACGATGCGGGAGCGAAGAATGCGACTCAACAAAGGCCACATTTTCTGCTCCAGGACTTCGTATATTTGAATCTCTATACATTTCTCTTGACATAAATCTGGGATTCATCAAGTCAACTTTTTCTTGACTCATGACACTTGTCACATCCCGAACGTCGTTCCAGACTCCCTCCGGAAGAGACTGCAGCACCCCGCGCGGCGACTTTCCTGTCATATCCGACAGGTGCCGGAGCAGTGAAGTGAGGAACTGTGGTTTAGCAACAGGTGGCATTACAACCTCGGGATCTTAATTCCGTCTTCAGTCCTACCCCCGTTCGATTTAGCTGGCTCGCTCGGGGTAACGTCTATCACTTCACCAAAATTCAGTGGATTCGCGCCCTTCTTTTCCGCTTCGTCTATGTGAATAAGGTAGGCAACAATCCCTTTGACGTGACGGGAAGGATCTTCAATATCCCTCTCTGCGTCATGAAATGTCTTGAACGCAGAAGTAAGATCTTTCAGAGAAGCATTTTCCAGCTTATCTGGAATCTTCTCCAGAATCTGCGCTTTCAAATCTGTGAAGTGGAGAGTTTGGACGGCTCTATACTGAGCAATGAGGGGTTCTTTCTTAATTAGAGTTTGGATTCTCTTCTCGAGGACGGGGACAGCAATTCCTTGGGTCCTTGACTCAACCTGCTCAGTCCGCAAGGTCTCAAGTGCACGTTCAAGAATTTGACTTTCTGTCTCTTCCAACCATCTGCTCTGTGCCCTTTACTGCGTCTCTGGTCAGATTAGTGGATATTTTCCACTCATCTGAAGTTTATCTCAGTAGGTGTGTCGGGGGCAGGCTCCCAGGGCTGAGCTTTTCAATCTGCAGAATCTAGCCCCCGACCTCAAGAAGAAGAGGAACACCTATGGATATTCTATCCAACCACACCTAAAACAGTTTGTCAAGTACTTAATGCAGTTAAAACGACGCGGGACAATATAGTAATTGTCGAACTCAGCACTTGAGTTAAAAATTGACTCGCGTAGCGTGGGCACCCTGTCTACGCCTTGTGGGGGTGCCTTGGGGTTCGAGGGGGGTCAGGTGATTTAATCCTGGCCAACACAATAAACCTTGCAATTCCTGATTGCGTATGTCATACTCCCCCCAACATAGACGCTCTTTGACAACCGAATAAAGATTCCCCCTGCCGTGATAACCCTGACTTTGAAAGGAGATTATCATGGAACAGAAAATCGAGCGCAAGAAAGCAGCGTGGGCCTTTGAGAACAATGGCCTTGCAACCGTGACTTTCCCTTCCGGCACGACGGCTGAGTTTCACATGAGCCTGCTCCCCGACGAGATCAATACCGAGCTTGTCAAGTATGGTTTCAAACAGAAACTGAGTGATTCGCTGGCCGGGTACGAAGGCAGCGACGATGACAAGGCTGACTTGCTCCGGGCTATGTATGATCAGCTCAAGGCTGGCGAATGGACCAGCCGCCGCGAGGCTCAGCCCAGGCTCGACGCCAACACCCTGATTGTCAACATGGTCAAGGCTGGTATCGACGAAGAGACGGCAAAGAAGCTGGTCGCGGCCAGCAAAGTGGAAAAGAAGGCGAAGAAGTAGAAACACACCACGGCAGGGAGAATCAAGATAAGCCCCCAAGATCGGGGGCTTTTTCTTGGCCTGCAGATCCAGGATTTCATGCCTGCCTATATCTTATCTTAATACGAAACCGGCTTTGTTTCCGCAGGGGAATACGAAACCGACTCCGTGTAGGTCGTAGGTCTAGGCCTGTAGGTCGTAATTATGGCGTATGCCTTTTGTAGGTATGTACTGCTTACTTACATTACCCAGATCCCAGTTTTCCTTTGTCCAGTGCTTCTTTGTGTATCTATATTCATATATATTTTTATTATATAGAAATACAGGATTAAGAAGGACCAAAAAGGCTGAGAAATACTCAGATCAATGGAAAAGTTACCTACGAGAGCCATACGTCAAACCTACGACCTACATACATTGTGCTACAGCCTACAAACAAAATATAGCTACAGCCTACAACCTACATAAAGCACTTGACAATCTGGCTCCCCCGTGGTACAATTACTCTATAATCCACCAGATAGGTGGAAAAATTCCAATGATCTGGAGGCACACAGATGGATAGCTATGAAGTGGATAAAAGGCATATGAATGCAAAGGTGAGGGGAATCAGGACTAGTAGCGCAAGGAGTTATTTGGAGCAGTGTCTTGCACTCGAGCCGGGACAGAAATTGTTTTATCCCTGTGTGGATAAGCAGGATCAAGAGCGAATGAGGGTTATCTTCTCAACTGAACGTAAACGTCTTGAGGTTGAAGAACCTGATGCAGGGACTATTATTAGGATAACAAAAAGTGAATTTAATGGTGAGCTTGGCATAATGCTGATTAAGTATGCTGATACTGGGGCAGTTGTGATAATCAACCCTGATGGAAGCACCGCACATAAGATGATTATTTCAACCCCCCGCGAGGAGATAGCTGAAAGAATCGTAGAAATGATAGGGGAAGCAAAGTTATCACCAGAAGATATAGAGAACAATCTGCGTGGTTACTTCCCTACAGAAATGTTCCCCTCCACAATAGAACTGCAGAATGCGCTCAGGTGGGCGAGGAAGATGCTTTTGGACAATCCTGGGTATTTTGTCCCGAAGTATGAGGATTAGAGCTGTTGAAACTTCCATCAGTCGGACCTTAAACTGTTGAATTCATTTGACATCTGCATCATTTTATGTTATACTGTTCGTACATAATGAAACTGGGCATGGCCCAAACCTTGAAAGGAGATGCCAAATGAGCGAGATGACAAGGAACGAAGCGGTTGAGGTTGTGAAGGCTGGACTAAAGGCAGACATTGAGAAATTCCTGCTCAACATAGTGAAGGATGTAGACGTTATGGAAACGACTATCATCATTCACCCCGCGGACAAACAGACTTACAATCAGCGGACTGAGGACATCAAGCATTGTGCGAGGATGACTGCGATAACATTAGACAAACTGCTCAAACTAATGAATGAGGAGGACTGAACGATGGCAGACAGGGAAATCAGGAAGTGCTCGAAGTGCGGTCATTATTCCTTTGGTCTTTCAAGGTGCTTGCTTGGGAAGATCAACCCCCCGACGATCAAAGGCGGCGTGGACGCAGTGTCTTTCATGGGCTTTTCGTACATCTGCGGGTATGCGAAGCATTATGACAAGATCAAGGCGGAATTGGTCAAGAGGATGCAGAAACAGTCTGAGCAGATAAAGGAGGTTTGAGCAATGGAAGAAACTGTCCGCACCTACACAGCAGAAGAACTCAAGAGGTTGACTTCGGCATCAGAACCTGCAGGGAAAAGCTTTCGAAGATGGGGAGGGAGATTTAGCCAATGAAGAAGCTATTCATCACAGTCCTTCTCATAACATCCTGCGCAACCTGCCCTCCCCGAGACCTCAGTCTTGGATGCATGACAGATATGGAGTGCGAACTGTGGGAAGAGCAGGCTGATGAGACCGAAAGACTCCAGGCTGAGGCGGAGATGGATAATCTGGTCTATTACATAGAAACAGGAAAAATCAGGTAATGAGTATAAACTGTTGGATAAACAGCCTGCTATTCTCAGCCATTCTTTGGTGGCTGATTTGGCAGGCTTTTGTTTATCTGAAAGGAGCACTCTAATGGAACAGAAGTTTCAAATGCAGAAGGCAAAGCGTCGGAGAATCTGTGGGAATTGTAGGCAGACCATTCACCCCGGCGATTACTGCTTAACAAATCAATTCTCAAGCAATCATATGAAGAGTCATCTGTGCCTTGGCTGTATCGGCATTGAAATGACTAAGGTTCCCTGGTCTTATGGATGCAAGACGTGGATTAAAGGAGCGAGTTATGACAAAGCTGAACCTGCGCGCACTGGAAAATGAGCTGCTGTTTGTGTTCTTCCCGGCAGTAGCGTTCTGTTTATTTCTTTACTTAACAAAGTGAGGACAAAAATGGCTATATTAAACGAGAAAATCGCGGATGTACTGTTAGTCCTGGTTATTTTCGGTATGCTCGTAGTATTGGCTGAGCAGTGGACAACGCAGCTGGTTGGGTTCAAGATCTTTGAACTCAGAGATTTCTTCGCAAACCTCTTCCCCCGGTGAAAGGAGGCTTAGAATGAACACTTTCGTATTCGGCGTCGCAGTTGGCATCTTCTTCGTCTTGATCTACAAGGCAATCTGTATGGCAATAACTGAGTATAGAAGCCAGAAAAGGAAATGGTGGCTGAAGTAATACTCAGAACATTGGAAAATATCCATCAATCTGAAAGGAGAACAGAAAATGGCCAAAATAATACTGGACAAAGAGGACAAAACTCTTATTGCTGAAATCATAAAAGACGAGATTGAGCAGGCCTTAAATCGACGACTATCCTCAAAAGGAGCTCCTATGCGTGGAGATAAGTGGACCGAAGAAGATGATGAAGTCCTTAAGGAAGACTTCGTTAACTTTGTTGTGTCTGCTGGTCTGGACAGAGGAAGGTCAACTAATTCTATCATTGCTAGATTAAGAAAGTTGGAAGTGATATAACTTAATAAACCCAACAAAAACTGAATAAAAAGATTGACAGTTACATAAAAATATGTTATGATGTCTTAACACAATCGAAAAGGAGAAGGGAACATGGGAAACGAG